CTTGCAGTAGGCCGAGAGGTTGCCTGCGTTCAGCAGCAGGAATCCATCGGTGAACGCGAAGACAGCCATCAGCGTGCCCTTTCAGGAGGTGGTGTCACTGGACGCCGATGGCGGCGGCCATGTTGAACGTGCCGGTGATCGCGGACACGTTGAGCCGGAAGAACGAGTCCGTGAGCGGACCGGGGACCTTCGTCACCCAGGTCCCGCCAGCGGCCGTGATCGGGCCAATCGTGGCGATCGTGGTCGGCGTGGTGAATCCGGCGTTGTCGTCGGACTGCAACTGGAGAGTGATTGTCGTGCCCGGCGAGAAGATGTGGACCGTGCAGTAGACACCTTGGGTCGCACTCACGGCTCCAAGGTTCTGCCCAGTGCCGATCGCCCCGGTGGCCGACACGTTCCCGCGGGACTTGGTCAGCCGACCGCGCACGGTGCCGGTTCCGTCCTCGCCGACCGCGCCCAGCTCGAAGGGCATCAGTGCGCCGACCTCGCCGCCGATCTTGTACGACGACTCGAGCGCGAACATCATGAACGCCGGGTCGCCCTCGACCTGCGACGGCCCGAAGGTCAGAACCTTGTCCGCTGCGCCGAGCAACGCGAAAGCCTCCGGGTCGACGGCCTGTGACGTCGCGGACTGCCAGAACCCGGCCATGTCAAAGGCGGACGACTTCAGTCCGCCGACCATCGAGCGCCAGCCGGAGCCGGCGAACACGGTGGCGTCGAGCGCCTCGACGTCGACCTGTAGCTCTGCTTTGTTGCTGTCCCCGGTGAAGTCGTAGGGACCGAAGTGGGCGAACACGTTGGTAAGCGCGAAGACTGCCATCAGATCGCCGCCTCGAATGCGATGTCGTAGAAGAGGGTCGCGACGGCCCCGAAGTCGTTGAAGTCGACCTCGAGCCGGAGGTTTGCGCCGTTGCCCAACTGGACCGTTCCGGTGACGCCGAGATCGCTGGTCGTGCGCAGCGCGGTCGCCAGGGACTCTTGGAGCGCATAGACAGAATCGACCGCTGCGAGCAGGTCACTGGCCCCATTGACTGACCTGGCACACACGCGGACCACGCCCTCCTCCTTGCGAGGTCGCGTGGCACCGAAGGCCAGTTGCTCCTGGGTGACAGACACGGCCTCGGTGGCGCCCTGCTCGACGTCGGGGTCCTGTGCGCCGATGAACAGGTAGTCACCGGGGCTGTCCGAGAGCCCCGGGCCAGGGTAGGCGGTGTTCACGCCGAGCAGGCCCTGCGCCGTGGTCGTCAGGGTCCGCAGCAGCGCGGGGACGACGGAGGCAGCCATCAGGGCACCTGCACATGGTCGGCGATGAGTTCCGAGACGCGGAACGGGAAGGCATAGGCCAAGGAGCCTGCGGGCTCGTTGATCGGCGACCCGGGACGCACTCCAGCTCCTCGCTGCGATACCCACAGGTGGCGCAACAGCTCCTTGACTGCCATGAGCAGGTCGGGCGGCGTCGTGGCGCGCCCCGCCTGGTAGACCACCGTGTAGAGGTCGGCCGGGAAGGTGGCCCCGAACACGATTCCCTCGCTGGAGACCGACACCCCGGTCAGGCTCGCAGCCGTCCCTGAACTGTCGGTGATGCTGGTCAGCGAGATCGCCGGAGTAGTCGGCAGTGACATCAGCCCGCCCGGGTGCATCAGCTTCACGGTTGTCGCGGTCGAGACCAGCGGCCCACACTTGCGGACGATCGCAGCCTCGGCGGCATCAATGAAATCCTGGAGCTCGGTATCGTAGGTGGTCACCGGGATGTTGAGGTGGGTCTTAGCCTGCGCGAGAGTCAGGACAGACACCGGTCAGCCCTTCTTGGCGCGCGTCTCGGTGCCCGACTTGGGCGCCGGTCGCTTCTCGACCTTCGGGGCAGCCTTCTTCTCGGGGACAGCCTCGACGTGACCAGCGGCGATCATGTCTGCCGCCGCTGCGTCTGGCAGGTCGATCGTCTCGCCCACCTCTGGCCAATACTTGCCATTGATGCATCCCGTGGGCTGCACGATGATACGAACGCGCATGACCTCTCCTCTCGGGTTCACGGACAGGTGGAACGACCCCGACCGAAGCCGGGGCCGAACCATCCACCCGGGATCAGGTGGCGGAGTGCTGGAAGTACTTGACCGCGTTCGGGTCGAGCACGCTCGAGCCGGTCCGCACGATCGCGCGGAACGCGACCTGGTCGTTGCCGAAGCCGTACTCGGCCGACCGCTCGAAGCGCAGACCGCCGGCGATGCGGACCAGCAGGGCCGCCCACTCGCCGAAGTAGATGGTCTTCGCGTTCGCTGCCGGGGTCGGCAGGAACGGGTCGATGTAGACGCCCTTGCCGTAGATCAGGTCCGGGTCGCCCGCAGTGAGGGCAGGCTGCCAGACCGGCTCACCGGTCGAGGTCTTCAGCTTGCGGACGATCGCGGCGGTCGGGTCGGCCATCAGCCAGGCCGAGTCCGTGCGGTAGTCCACGAGCACCGAGTGGAACAGGTCGACCAGCAGGTCAGAACCCATGCCGGCGGTGGACTGGCTGCCCAGCGTGGTCGAGGTGCCGGTCGGGCCGGTCGAGCCCACCGTGGTGAACCCGGCGACCGCGGCGGCGCTGGCCTGCTTCTGGACGCGGCGGCCGAGCTCGCGACCAGCCGACCGGGCGATGTAGCCCTCCAGGTCGAAGTTCGCGTCCTGCATCAGCTCGGTCGGGACCAGGGTCAGGTAGGTGTACTTCGAGACCGTGTTGTTGACCGTGGTGATCGTCGAGTCCGACGAGGCCAGGGCGGCGTTGGCGGCGGTCGGGGTGTCCGACGTGGCAGCGTGTGCAGTCGCCACCGGGAACGGCAGGGTGTTGCCGTCGCTGGTGTTGATGACCTGGGCGCCCGCCATGAGGATCTGGGAGGTCGCGATCGCGTACTCCCACAGGGTGCCGTAGACGCCGTCCTGTGCCACGCCACCGGTGGCGGACATGGCACGAGACTCGACGCCGCCCCGGGCACGGTTCGCGGCCCGGTTCTCAGCGCCGCGCACGGCGGCGATGTCGAAGCCGTCGCCGTGGCGAGCCTCGCGGGCCCACTTCTCGAACGCCGACATCTTCTCTCCGCTGCGACCCTCGGCGGTGCCGTGGCCGGTCGCGGATCGGAAGGACTCCTCGAGGTCGTGGGCGCGGTCTTCGCCGTCCTTGATCGCCTTGGCGCGCTCCAGGATGGTGCCGGCCTCAGAGATCATCTGATCGAAGGAGGTCTGCTCCTCGATCGTGAGTTCGCGGCCCTCGGTGACGCCCTTCTGGGCAATGGCCGTGGCCTGGGTGATGAGCGACGCACGCCGCTCCATGAGCTGGTCCGCAATGGACATGGTGTGTCCCCTTTCCGGGAAACGAAGTGGTGTTTTCGTTGCCCGGTGGGGATCGCCCTGCCGGAAGTGCTGGTGATGCGGTCCGCGCTGACTGGGTGGGGGGAGCCCTGCCCGTGTCGAGCGCGGAAGTTCAGTTGGCTATGCCGCTGCCGAACGCGGCGAAGGTGAAGGAAGGTGTGGTTCCGGTGATCGTCCACACCAGTCGGTAGTACGGACCGGCCACGTCGACCCGCTTGCTGGTGTTCTTCGTCGCCGTGATTGCAGCGAGAGTCACAGGGGTCTCGCCGGCGCCGAAGTTCACGCCGTCGAAACTCCATTCGACCGAGAGGGCCAGGCTTGGAGTCGTGCCAGAGACCGCCGTGACATTGACGCCGACCGCAATGACCGACGCTCCATGTACTGCAACAGCACCCGAGTTGCCGCTCGTCGTCCGTGCCGCGCTCGGCACGATCGGAACGGATTCAAACATGCCCATGCCTCAGAGGCTCGCGAAGGGATCGAGACTCGTGGCCTTGGCCAGCGCGGCCTGCGCCGAACGGCGCACCTGCTCGGCACTCGGACCGGCGTTGTCGGTGCGCTTGAAGAACTTAGACAGGTCGCCGGCCTGTGAGAGCGAGCGGACCTCGTCGACACTGGCGTCGAACTTCTTCGCCAGCGAAGTCAGAGCGCCATCCAGCGCACGGGCGCCGACACTGGTGTCGAGATAGGCGGGCTGGTCGACCGGGGCCACGTCGATCAGGCGACCGGAGACCAGAGTGCGCAGCGGGATGTTGAACTCCTGGTGGGTCGTCCACTCGTCCTCGAACGCGATGAACGCGAAGGATGACTGACGCACATCCCCGCGCTGCACGAGCTCGTAGACGTCGCCGCGCGCCTGCGGTACATCAACCTCGTAGGTCAGGCCGATCTCGTCGACACCGAGACGGAGTGTGCCGGCCTGCGAGGTGCCGATCAGGTCGGTGTGGTTGTACCGGGCCATGACGTCGGGCCAGCCGTCGCCGCGGGACTTGTTGAAGAACCGCTGGTCGATCTGCTCGACGAAGCCGCCGAGGTTCTGGCTCAGCTTGTTGAACTTGGCGGCGTAGCCGCCAATGGTCCTCTTGTCGGCGGCCCCGCGAATCTCCACCGGGACCGACGTAAACCGGCGCTCAGCGTCGCTCATGATGGATCTCCTGTTCTCGTGTTCGGCACCGCATTGGGAGCGGGCACGTTGTGGAAGTCGCCACCGTCGACAGGCTCGCGGTCCTCGATCGCGCGGGCCTCGTTGACTGACAGTCGGCCGTCCTTAATCTGGGCGCCCTCGATCTCGATGCGCGTCTTGACGTCAGTGCGCATCGTGGCGTCCACGTTGAACTTGATGTACTGCTTCAGGGGCATGACTCGGGACAGGCCCTTCTCCATGCGCGTCAGGTACGGGCGCATGTCCGCGGCCCGCTTGATCTGCCGGAGCTCCTCGGTGGAGTAGGTCAGGCTTCCGCCCGGCGTGCCGCCTACCTCAGTGGGGTCGATACCGAACGCAGCAGCGACCTGGTTCGCCGACATCTTCAACGTCTCCACGAACTGCGCCTGGTTCGGCGGAATCGTGGTCATCGACAGGTCCCAGTCGGTGCCGATCACGAACGGCTCGCCGCGAGCGAACGACGCCGAGGCGCGGGACTTCATGGCCTGCGCGACCTCGGGCGGAACTGTCTTCTGGGTGTTCTTGATGGTCGCCGGAGGGAGGCCACCGCCGCGCTTGAGGTCCGCGTACTCCTGGGCAGACAGGCCAGCGCAGATGATCGCCGCCTGGTGCTCGATCGGGGACAACGCCAGACGCCGCCCGGGCGGCACGATCCACGGGATGTGGACCAGCTGCGATGAGGCAACCGGCTGGCCGAACGCGTACCACTGCCGCGACAACTCGTCATAGGACCACTGCGACCAATGCAGCCAAGCGATGTCTGCCGGATAGCCGAAGCCGTCGTATTTCGTGATCCAGCCCACCGCGTTCCCCGTCGCCAGGCCGAAGGCCAACTGACCGAGCCACGTCTCCAGGCCGGGCCCGCCGATGTCGTCCTGACGGGTCAGCAGGGCCGGCATCGAGGCCGGGCGCCGGGCAGGCCCGTCGAGCCGGTAGGCATCGACCGGAAGGGTCGAGGAGTAGTCCACGATGTGCCGGAATGCAGCGAAAACCGGCGACAACCTCAGCGCAGAGTCGTCGGTCACCTTGACCCGCGGGGACGAGTCCGCACCGGTGCCGAACCAGCCTGAGCGCTGCTCGTCGCGACCCTTGAAGAACAGGCTCACCGACTCGCCCTCCAACTCATCAGCAGGGCAGCCGCCCCGACGACGAGCAAGGCAGCAGCCGGGTAGATCGCGAACGCGAACAAAGCAAGGCAGCAGACACCAAGGATGTCGAGGAAGTCAGACACGCCGGCTCCTCTCACCCGAATGAGTCCATCAAGTCGTATTGGTTGGCCAGTGCCACCTGCATGGCGACCGTGGCCGCCTCCAGCATCGAGATGTCACCGGATGAGTTGCGCCTGCCGAACACCTGCCGGCCATCCCCGACGTTGCGCCAAGCAGCCACCGCAACGGCATCCTCGAGCCATGTCGTGCGCTGGTGGGTGACCGTGCCTGCGCCGATCCGCTTGACGATCTCGGAGCACGCCAGGATGTAGTCATCGAGCTTGAGGCGGATCACGTTCACGCCCTCGTCGATCAGGTCGCCGTACAAGGTGGCGTCCGGACACTTCTCGTCGATCGCGACCAGACAATCCGGGTTCTCGGTCTGGATCCGCTTGGCCTCCGACACGATCCAGTCCGTGCCCTTGCGCCGGTCCACGGCCGAGAGGTTCACCTTGCCGTCAGGCCACAGGTCAGCCGAACCCAGCGAACCCCAGGCCAGATTGACCGAGACCCCGATCCCTATCGCCGAAACCGGGGGCAACTGGTCGGCAGCCAGGAAGCACCTTGGCCAGCCCGGCAGGATCGTCTCGTCTCGATCCTCGTCATAGATGCCTAGGCCCTCGCGCAGAAACGATTCGGGGCCAAGCTTCTTGCGCATCCGCAGGATCGCCTCGCGGGGCGTGTCGTCCGGATAGGACGGGTTCGCCTTCGCGACCTGCTTCCAGTCCGCATCGGTGAGCGCGGCCGGAAGCGGAGTCGGCGTGTATCCGGGGTCAGATCCGAACTCGATCCACCCAGTGTCGTGGTCCTCGCCAGACAGCGCCTCGCGACGCATCCTCAGCCAGACCTCTCCGGGATCGGTCGGCTTCGGCGGAGTGCCCATGAACAGCAGAAGCGCGCCGGTCTCCTGGCGACTCTGGTTCATCGCCGGGATCATGTCGTCAAGGGCGTTCTCGGTGAGGATCTGGCCCTCGTCGTAGACCACGACGTCGACCTCATCGAAGCCGCGTCCGAAGCCACGCT